AATGCCATTACGAAGCCTACATTGAATCCATGCTAACCGGTAAATATTCTCACGAAGACATACTTAAATACGCACACATCGCATGCCACGATCAAGCATGGCTCATGCAAGCGCTTAAATCATAACCTACTAACCTTACCTGACCTGAAAAATGAATACTAAAGCAGAATCGTATCAATTAGGCTACATACACGGCTATAAAAACGGAGTAGAAGAAAACCCATATAATCACAACGACATTAACAAAGTATATTACAAACAAGGTTATGACGCTGGCGTACATGATTATTGCATAGAAATAGACCAAGAAGAAGAAGAAGAAGAAACAAAATCAGAATCAGCCGTACAGTATTAAACCAACAAAAATCTTAACAATCATAACGCCTTTGTTCAGTAGTTAGTACAATGACCACGCCTCGTCAGCCTCATCCGCTGACGGGGCTTTTTTTATACCGAGTCAATGCCGTCCGCTAGCATACTATCATTTAAGCTCTTCTCTTCTAAAGTTAGTTCATTTCCTCATTTCATTCAGTGAACAGAGAGAACAGTTCTCTCTTACTAACTACAAAAAATAATACATCATGACTTATACTAATCCATTCGCATCAAACCAACCTAAAGCAAAGCTTGAAGCTGGTTCTTACAAAAAAGCAATCGTTACCGACATCTACGATGACGGCAACATTCGCTTAGAAAAAAACGGTAAGACTTGCGTCATACCTACTCGTGCTACGCCCGAAAGAACGCTTAAATACGTTGTAGCCGAAGGCCACAAAGCAACTAACGTTCAACAAGTTGAAGACATTATCTCTAAGATAACGCATTCAACAACTGCAGACATCACCCTTAAGGATGAAGTCTCCAACAAAGACGGCAAAACTTACTCGAATGTAATTCAAGCTAAGTTCGCAGTCTAAAATCACAACAAAACGGAGGCAGGCCAAGGCCTGTCTCCCTTTTTTTGCTCCGAGTCAAACCGTTGACTTAAGGCCACTGCCACACAAAATTCTATCTGATGCTTCTCAGGGATCAAGGGACGCGAAATGTTCCATTTCGGCCCGCTTAATCTCCTAATCAGTAACCAGATTCGGAATCTAGTATGCCACCGCCCCTAAGTCGTTGACTCTAGGTTACTTGCTACACCAGCCCCATCACGATGTGACTGCTTTGCAACTAACCTTGCGATTGTGACCGCTATTGACACCGGCACACAGCCTACAGTGGGGCTACCCCCCACCTCCGCCCGGGTACCACTATCACTACCACTCGCAATCGCCTATCAATCACAGAAATAAAAAAGGATCCTTGGGGGGCTTGATATATCAGGCAAAATGCAAAGCGGTTGATTAAATACTGGTTTATGACCGCTAGAATAGAATATTCGCCTGGTATATCCGGCAAAGAGCTCTCTTTCGTTGATGTTTTCTAGTACCCCCAACCGGTGGTAAGGGGGGTACCGAAATTGTACTCTGTATATCAATGAGGACTCCTTTACGACATGGGTAATAAGCAAATCACACGATTAAGAGAAGATGTTCATAAATTCATTCACGATGATGATTTTGAAATGGCTATGAATGCACTTCGAGAAGGGTTAAAAGCTAATCAAACCGTCCGGAGAAACCGTGCAGATGGAGAAAGAGGTGTGGAATACGCCGAAACCCCTTGCCACACCGTTCGTATTGCCGCCGCAAAACTCATGTTAGAGTACGGTTTTGGTAAACCCGCCACTAGAGCGGAAATTACGGTCAATAACGAAGCCTCAAAAGCCGCAACTCCTGCTGATATCATGGCTAGATTTCGTACTTCAGGCATGGATTTGAACGAAATTATCGATGTTTACGCTGAATCGGTAAAAGAAGTGCCGATGGAGATCGAAAACGATGGATAAGCGGTATGAAGAGTATTTTGTGACCTCTGAACCTCGTCGAGTTGTTGATGCTTACAACGAAGACGATGTAAATCCGCTAGAAACCCAGACTTTAGACAGTTTGGTAGATGCAGAACGGTTAGAACTTAGCAGAACCGCAGCAGGCGAGGGCAGAAACCAGGGTTTAGACGGTATGCGTCTGATTATGCAGACCATAAAGAATCGAGCGGCCGACAAAAAGTGGCCGGGAACCATCGAAGAAGTCACCCGACAGCCCAAACAGTTCAGTGCATGGAATAAAGACGACTCTAATCGGCCCTATATGGAGTCTTTGAGTTTAGATTCCAACGATTCTCAGTTTTTACAGGCTTACGAAGTTGCAGAGGAAGACCTACCAGAGCATTTGAATGAATTTAAGGACGCAGATCACTACCATACTGATAAAGTATCTCCGTCATGGTCCAAAAGCCCAAAAATAAGAAAGCTAGGACAGTATAAAGACCACATCTTTTACAGCACTAAACCTGGAACAGGTGTATCTCCCGCCGCAAGCCTGAAAGGCGGATCATTATGACCAAAGACCTTGGACCAGCGCAAAAGTTCGAACGAGAATTAGCATCGGTATTTGTCCGGTGGTGGGAGGAGTCTGACTTAGAGGACCATGAAATGGCTGAGATTGCATTGGCTGTAACCGATAGGTTTTGCACTACGGATGTAGAGTTTGAAGCTGACTTCGAGATGGAGGAGGAGGAGGACGAGTGATGCACAGCCTGGAGCACATAAAATTTATAAATTCGGACGAATCGCTCCGGATCCGTCGAATAATCGCACATAAATTAAACCATGCCGGCAAGAAAAAAGAAACCAGCAAAAAAGTCTAGTTCTACAAAGACCAAGAAAGACGCTTGTTATCAAAAAGTAAAAGCGAGCTACAAGGTATTTCCGAGCGCGTATGCGAGCGGGGCTATTGCCAAGTGCCGAAAGAAAGGCGCTGGAAGGAAGAAGTAAAGATGGCGGTTCGAAAGACAGCGAAGGGCGCGGCATTGAAGCGTTGGTTCAAAGAAAAATGGAAGGACGAAAAAGGGAACCCGTGCGGATCTTCGAAAAACAAGGGTGTCAAGAAGTGCCGTCCGAGCAAAAAAGTTTCATCTAAGACCCCCGTCACCTGGAAAGGCGTCGGCAAACGAAAGAAAGCTGTCGTCGCTGAAAAAAAGCGTGTCGGTATGGGAAAACGAACATCATCAATCCGAAAGAGAGGTAAGAAATAATGCCTACAAAGAGAAAGCCTAGTAAACCCATACGGAAGACGACTAAGGGTAAAGGAGCTAATTACAGGACTGTCAAGGCTGGTGCGGGTATGACCAAAAAAGGTGTCGCCGCATATCGTCGTGCTAATCCCGGCTCCAAGCTCAAGACCGCTGTCACCGGTAAGGTAAAACCTGGAAGCAAGGCTGCTAAGCGACGCAAAGCATTTTGTGCCCGGTCCAAAAGCTGGACTGGCGAGAGGGGCAAAGCCGCCCGCCGTCGCTGGAAGTGCTAATGGAAAGCTCCGATCAACTTCAAGACTTAATCCGTATAGATCCCGAGGTGTGGTTTAGCACCTTTGGAGTCATCAAGGACAAGCGGGGCAGGGATATAAAGCCCGTGCCGAACACGCTTCAAAAGCGGATGTTTGCCCATTACCGAAAATGTCAGATTGAGGATAAGCCGTGCAAGATGATCATCTTAAAGCCCCGGCAAAAGGGTGCGAGTACATGTGCACAGGCATTGACATATCATCATATGCGCAAGCATGAGAATTTGAGTGGTAGTCTGATGGGTGACATTAGTGGCACCAGTGATAAGGTTTTTGAAATTTACCGCCGATATGCGGAATACGACCTTTTTCCATGGGACGAAAGCGGAGGGTCTTTGGCCGAGGGTGGTAGCCTTGCGGATTTGATCAAATTAAAAAGCCGTAGTAATTACGGAAAGGAAACCGCAGGTTCCAAAAACGCGGGTCGATCCGGTACCATCCAGGTTGGCAATATGACAGAGGTTGCATTTTGGCCTATGCAGGGTGAGCGGGATCCTGCTTTGGGATATCTTCAATCATTATATGACGGGGATAATATATCCTTGGTTGTGGCTGATTCCACCCCGAACGGTCCAAACGGCTGGTTCTATCGTACCTGGGTTCAGGACAATGAATGGGCTAAGATCTTTGCGGCATGGTATGAATTTGATGATTCATCGACACCTTTTGAGAACGAGTCGATGAAACAGGATTTTATCGACACGATGACTGAGGATGAGAAGTCCGAAATGGAGCGATTCGGTGTAAATTATGAACAACTTCATTGGCGTCGCCGTGTTCTTCAGGACAAATGTAATGGTGATATCAGCAAATTCCGTCAGGAATATCCGAGTGATCCTGATGAATGTTTCTTAATGTCCTCCCGCCCGCGTTTTCATGTGGCGAATGTGGAAAACATGATGAAGGCTGCGGAAAAGATAAAATTTAAAACTGGTACCATGAGCGTCCAGAATGATGGGAGATCGGGCAGTTTTACACCTGACAAAGGTGGTATGTGGAAAGTATACGAAGAACCTGAATACGACTCCCGTTATATTATATCTGTCGACACATGTACCGGAGAAGATCAGCAAATGCAGGGTTTAGCGGCGGATCCAGATTTTCACTCTGTGCAAGTATGGAAGGCACCCTTTGAAGACTGGCATGGTGACTGGCATGTTCCTCGCTTGGTCGCATTACATCATAGCCGTTTAGATATAGGAATCCTTGCTCATGAGGTTGAAGGTGCTGCCCGGTGGTATGGGAATGCTTTTGTCGTGCCTGAAGTAAACAATTCCGGTTTGGCGTTGTTAAAATATTTGCTGGAGATGGGGTTAAGCGTGTATCGCCGAAGAAAATATAATGATTCCATGGGTATGGTTGAAAAAAGCTTTGGCTGGTCTACCGATAAAATTACCCGAAAGACCATCATTGACCACATGGCATCTGAATTGATCGATGAAAACTTTGATATTCCTGATATTGATGTATTAAAAGAGCTCAAGACTTTCATCATAAATGATCGCGGTAAGCCGGAAGCGGCGCCGGGCCATCACGATGATCATGTTTTGGCTGCCGCCATCGCTATCTACAATATTGATCAGGCTAGTAAGTATCAGCTCCCGAAAAAGAAGAATATTACAAACCGGATGCTTCATAAAAACCCGAGCCTTTTATGCCCGGATGGCTTCATGCGGGTACCTCTTTCATCGCTTAAGAAGAATCACAAGCGGTTGAGACCGTAATTCTGTATATCTACTCTTCTGGCATGGTAGATAATAGATATGCCCCGGTTTTCCCAACTGATACTTATAGTAGGAAAAAGCAGCTTGAATTTAACAAGGATCTTTCCTTAAAAGATCTGGGCTTAAAGTCGGATTTAGAAGGTGGTTTAACTATTGATAACCCAGCAGCTTTTATAACTGGGCTTGGCTTATCAGACGCTTACGCGAGTAATTTAACGACTGCCGTTTTGAAATTTAAAGATTTTGATGCCTTTGAAATATTCATAAATACTGCAGTTGATTCCGGCAACGCGACAAAATCAGATGATTTTTACAAAGATGTTTTTTCGGAAAGTGCTAGGCTTAAGAGCGATTACGAAATCCAAAAAAGCGGTGCTCTCCGAAGCGACGAAAAATTAAAAGCGGCTAATAAGGCTTTTGGTATCAAAGAAGACTTAAAAACTGAAATGCCGAAGGCAGCTTCCACCCAAACCTTGGATAATCCTAACCCGAAGCCATCCGGAACTGCCGCAGCAGCTAAAGCAGCGAGAAAAACCTCGCAGGATGCTTTTGGAAAAGATGACCAGCAGACTAAAATTGAGAAGTCCGAAGCTATTCGCAGGACACAAAATGAGATAGATGCTCAAAAAAAGCAGGACAGTATGAACGCTAGTCGGGCTCATCAAGAAAATGTATTAGCCGAGATGTGGGAGAAGTACAGCCCCACTGGTCGTGCCGATGGTCGTCGCTGGTCTGAACTGCCAGAAAATGAAAAGCGCGAAATGCGTAAGCGTTATGTTGAATTTTACGGCCCCAAGCAAAAGCCAGAAGCACCTGCCGATAATAACATCATAGTTCCTGGACAAGGAGAAGCTGGAGGGTTCATTCCCTCAAGATTTATGTCCGAGACCGACATGATTAATGCGGGCGTTACCGGCGAGGCTTATGACCCAACTTTTGGTATTGCTCCAGGTTATAACTCGGCAAATGCAGGAACGCAGCCCATAGCTCCGGAAAATCAAGAGCCTAGTGTGTTTGATCAGCTAGCGAATCAACCAAAGTACAGAGATTTACAACCAATTATTGATGGAACTGTAGTCCCATCCCAACCCGGTCTACCTGCGGACATGGAGCTTAATACTAGCCCCCGTGTTCCTGTATTAGGTATGACCCAACCCGGTCTACCTGCTGACATGGAGATGGGAACGTCAAAAGAAGTTGGTTTTATGCCTGCTCAAACAAGGGATGAAGCCAGGGCCGAGTGGGACGGTAGAATAGAAGCAAGAAGACAGAACTCGGATCTTGAAAAAAATCGAGCAGCTATAAGAAAGGAAAGAGCCTCTAGGCAGGCAGAGTTGTTAGAACCGTCTAGAAAAGTGCTACCTCCGTATAATTTTGAAGATCCAACACAGGTCGACACAACTCTTCGTGATGAAGCCAGGGCCGAGTGGGACGGTAGAATAGCCGATCGTGCTGCACAATACCAACAGGCAAGAGCAGAAAACCCAGTCAGAAAACAATGGAACCAGAGAGAGACCGAGCTAACTAAACAAGTAAACCCCTTTGATTTGTATGGGGAGCCAGCACCAGCTCCAGCACCAGCACCAGCACCAGCACCAGCACCAGCACCAGCACCAGCTTACGATCCTAAGAAAGATCCGGTGTATGATCAACTTGTCCCTGTATACGGTACTGAAAACAACAGACCTAAAATAATTGGTTATAGAAACAAGGGAGCGATGCGAGATACTATGCTTAAAGAAAGAGGCATGAGTCCTGGTGAGTATACGGGTGGCGGTATGATTGGAAAAAAAGCCTACAACTCCTTTGAGCCTAATAGTGGCGGAGATCTTACAAAAACCTATTCAAGTATAATGGATCAGGGCGGGGCTAGATCAGCTTTCGAAAAAGATAGAATGTTTGATCGCCGTCAGGATGAGTTGAGTAAAAGGGCTAAAAAAAGAGGATTAAACCCTTTTATAATCTAAGCCAAATCAGCCATGTCGATTGACGATCAAGTTGATTTAGGAGCGAACGACTACAGCCCTGAAGGTAAAGGTTCTGGTTTTGAGCAATTCTTAAGTAAGCCTGTACAAAGGCAATATCAACCTTTCGGTGGGCAGATACAGCGAAAGCAGAGCTCAGTCGTTCAACCTCAATATGTACAACCTGAAATAGAGGAAGCCCCACAGTCAAATTATCAGGACCCGTTTGATGAGGGTCTTGATGTTTATGACCAAACCAAAAAGTATCATGGTCAGATCAGTCAGTTTGCAAGAGAGAACGAAAGATCGGCCAAGCATTACGAAAAGCTGTACGACGAATTTAAGGAAAATAAATTTCTACCTTTCTACAAACAGTTTGATGAGTTTGGTGATTTTGAAAGCGACGATGAGTATGCCGCCAGTTTAGACGCTCTCTATCAAAACGATTTAAAATCAAGTCAGGAAGAGGACAGCTTTTTTGGCGGTGAGTCTGAATCTAAAAAGCTAGCTAAGGCTAGACTAGGTAAGTATGTCGGGTGGAATCAACCCAACGGTATTCGTGACCAGTTTTTACGCTTAAAATCTGAAAAAGAAAGAAGAAGAGTTGTAGCCGACCAAGCCAAGCAGGAAGAATATAAGTTATTTGAGAGTTTGACCAGCATCCCGATCCCTATGCGCGAGCAAATGGATCAAAGGTTAAAAACACGATCCGCAAAGCCTAGAAGTAAGAAAGCTACTGATCAGTTATTAAACGGTTTCCAGTTTGAAGCTCCGATCGCCGACATGAACACCGGCGAAATCATAAATCTTGAAAAGACCGATCCGCGAGCAAAAACCCCAGGTTTCATAGAGAGTAATACTCAGAGACAGCAAAAAAGGTTGGAAGCTGCGATGCGCGGAGACATCGACGGTTTTATGAGCCGTCGCGAGACCGTCGCCCGAGACCGTCAATTGAGAGATCGCGGAATATTATTTTCCCAAAGCGGTTTGCTGGACGGACGCCCCGTTGGGTTATCTCGAAAAGATGTGGATCTGCTCGATATTGACGAGATGAAAAAGCTGGGGATTAAAGAGTACAAAGGTGTACCTATTGAGCAGGCCTTTAATGACTTAGGTGGTGAAGAGTCACTAAACATGGCTAAAGTTATGCAGGCAGTCCGCGGTAGTTACAGTAATTACGAGGACGCCCAAATAAACTGGCTTACAAACGGTAGGAAAGCATCAGATAAGGCCGCTATGGAAAGCTCTAAAGCCGCTTTTGATAAATCGATTCAGCTTGCTGCCGAGTTCGGCTTAACTGACGAAGTCGTTGAGCAGACCGAGAAAAAAGGTTTCTTTTCCAGGATGTCCGAAAGCATCGCGAATGCATTTCGCCGCGGCTTGAAGATGAATGAGATGAGTGAGTACTCATACGATTTCTTCACCAACGCAGCCGACCAATCAGATTTTGAGAAATTTATTGAGATATCGGAAGAGCTTGGTGAAATACCTACAAGTTCAGCGGCCAAAAAGTTTCAGCAGTATAAATCGAAAGGTTTTTGGGATTCGGTAAGTAATCTGTTATTTGATAACGCTGAAGCAATACCTGAGTTATTTGTAGAGTCCCTTTCATCCTTTTTACCTGCGTATGTAAGAACAGGTTTTAAGACTATCCCAGGAGCCGCCGCCGTAGGTGGTGCAGCAGGGTTAGCCGGTGGACCTCTAGCACCCGTGACAGTTACAGGTGGGGCAGTATCCGGTGCTACTTTAGCGGCTCGTGCAAACTGGGGTGTCGCATCTTTCGTTCTTGAATATTCAGGTATGATTCTTGAGGGCATGCAGGAGTTAAATATCGACTATAAAAACCCGAAGGTTTTCGCCGCGGCCTGGAATAATGAAATTACAAGAGATGCGATAAAAGAAAAGGCGTTAAAAAAAGGTCTTCCTATTGCATTATTAGACTCCATTTCGGGTTTAATGGGGAGCCGTGTTGCTGCTGCTTTGCATCATGGGGGTAACGCAATTAAAGGCGGTAAGTTAATTGACGGGGCTGCGTGGAAAAGGTCAAAGCAGACCTATCCAAAATTTACAGCTTTCCAAAGAGCGGGTAATGCCGGTCTTGAAGTCGGTACAGACGCTGCGCTGGGTATGGGTGGTGAGTTTCTTGGACAGGCATGGAGTAAAGAACCAGGCGAAGGTTGGGATCACAATGCAATCGTCGCTGAAGGAATCATAGGTTTAGGACCTGGTCTTCTTGGGGGTGGATATCAGGTAGCGTCTACCCGAAACCTGGATTTAACTAGTACACCATTTGATTACGAGAATGTAGAGAATACCGAAACAGGAAAGACTGGTATCGTAAATCTCGCAGGCTTTAGAAATAAGTTTAATTCTTTTAACAACGCTCAAGCAGCCGCATCTCATGTGGTTAATGAAGGAAACTTCGAAACCGCAGAGGAGCAAGAAAATGCCAATAGTGTGCTGACCGATTTAATGGCCCGTCTTTACGAATTAAATCCAAAAGCCATGACAGATTTAAAAATCGTTGTAGCTGACAGGACGCCGTTTTCCGACAAAGAAATGGAAGGGTCATTCCATGAGGATGGGGAGCGTACAGGCACTTATGCAATATATTTAAACCGCAATAAAATAGGCAAAGACCCTCTCGGTGTGTTCCTCCACGAGTCTGGCCATCTAGCCCGCAAGCTCATGTTAAGTAGTGAAGAGCTCATGGGTTTGTACGAAAGTTTAGGTATAGATGCTCAGAAAGATGCGTTTACACAATACACATTAAAAATACCGGATCAGAAGTATAGTCAGCTTAATGAAGCACAAAAAGCTCAGGTAGACCGCGCTTGGAATGATAAAAGAATGACTCCAGCTATTAGAGCTGAGGAGTGGTTTTCTTATCAGTGGGCCAGTCTTTTGGCAGGCAGAAATATTGATTCATCCGTTAAGACAGAATACCAAAATTTCTTAACTAAGGTGCTGCATCCGTCGATGGAGAAATTCATGGGTGGTAAGACAACGGGCGGTACCAAAGAGCAGCAGTTTAGGCTTAACCAAAAAATACTTCAGAGCATGGGCTACAGCACCAACGGGTACAGCAAGCAAAGCACCCCACGGTTCGGAGAATACTATAATGAACGCCCTGGAATGGCGAAAAAGTTTCTGAATAAAGAAATCGCGCTTCAACAAATGGGTGATGACGAAGCTTTAAACTTCTTGATGCGTAAGGTGATGATAATTGCGCAAACAGAAGGTAAAGCCCGAGCAAAGCAGGTAGCAGAAGCGGTTAACAAGATGCTCGACAAAAAGATTTTGCCTACAGACATGTCGGCTTACACCAAGCTTGAGCTCGAAGAAATGGCAACTCCTATTGCTGAAGGCCGGGTTGCCGCCGAAGACGCGGTAAAAACTGCCGAGGTATATGAGAAACTTGAAGGAGCAGATGCTCAAGAGGGGGTTAAACAGCTCCTCGAAATTGAAGAAACAAAACCAAGAGAAGGTTCTAAGGAAAAGCCTAAACCAATTCTTGATGAGAAGGGTAGGGTTAAACCTGTCAAAAAGGCAGTTGAGTCCGAAGTAACCCCAAAGGTTGACCTTTCCGAAAAAGAAAAACTAACCAATCAAGTAAAAGCAACTAAGACTCGGAAGGTTGCGAAGATCGAGAAAGATGTCGACCGAGCCCAGGAGCAACTTGAGGCCCGAGTTATACCGGTTCAGTACCTGATGCCCGGAGCTGAGATTATTGAAAAGGGTGATAAATTTGAACTTAAAATAAGACAGCCCGGAACCCGAAAGCCCCGAGCACCTAGATTATTTGACACGAAGGCAGAGGCAGAAAAGGCACAAAAAGAATTTTTCACTCAGGAATTAAAGAACCTCAAAGACATCAGTAAAAAAGTTTCAGACATTCAAAAGCTGGCGATGGATGAAACAGCTTTTAATAAGAAATCGACCGAAGTTAAGAAGAAGCTGCTTGAAGAGCTTGAGTCAGAAGGTAGTGCGGTGTCCGAAAGAGATATATCACATTCTCAAATCATAGCCGAGATGATGGGGTTAAATAGTCTGATGGATGGGGCTATCTTCTCAAGTGCACTCGCAGCCTTCGACCTAGCAGATGTGTCCAGCGGCAAAGCACCGGACGGCCAGCGTGTTGTCGAAGCATTTGCAAAATACGAGCAACAAGTCGCTTTTGCGGTTGGCTCAATTGACACCCGTATTGCTGAGCTTGAGACTCGAAAAGAGTTTTTAAATCTCGAAAAGCAGAGATTAAATGGTGGGATCACCCAAAAAGCATTCGACCAAAAAGTAAAAGCCTTGGGCTCCGCTCAAGACAAAAAAGGATCCCTACCTCCGGGCAAATGGGTTGTTGTGTTCCGCGGCCCCCAAGGAAACTGGAAAAAGTGGAAAGATGGCAAGTGGGTTAATGCCCCCAAGCTCGACGATAACAAATTTGTAAGAAAGCGCCTTGACCCTAAAGTTTATGGTTATGTAAAAGCGGATAAAGAAGCAGCTTCTAAAGCTTTAAATGAAAAGCAAAGAAATTTTATAAGTTTTTGGAGAGAACCAGATAACCAATCCAAAACCCCCGCAAAGAAAACAGCCCCAAAGCCAAAGCCAAAGGCCGAAGCTCCAAAAGCCAAAGCCGATACCAAAGCGATTGATGCTGAGATAAGCGAGATCGACAAAAAGCTCACCATGCTCCGCGAATACCGCGATGCAATCGAGCCTGAGAAAGCAACAATTGATTGGATGGATGTTCCGCACTTAAACTACCACAAATTCATTGATCCTGATGGAGACACCAATGCTTTCCCGACAAAAAAGAACGGCAAGCGAGTAAAGAAAAACTTTGAGCGTTACACGCTGGGTCAGTTAGCAAGTTTGGATCGAAAGTCCGACATTTGGATGGTTTATGGCAGACCTGGTAGAGAGACAATTGAAAAACTAGATGGACTCTCCGATTCTCAGGCATATCTTTTTAAATATACAAACTGGAGACTAAACAGCCCAGAGCCAGAGGCAAAGGCCGAGGGTCAAAAGCCGAATGTAGAAGTCGATCCCGGCCCAATGATTGATCCTACATCCAGTTCCGAAAAAACTTTTGAAAGAAACGGTGAGCAGGTTCGCCTTGAAATCGATGTAAATGGACGGGCGGTTTTATACGGTGCGGATAACCGAGCATTAAACATTATAAAAAACGATCTAGACGCCCTAGTCCTAGAAAAGTTTGGTAAGACGGCTAAAGATATCGCCAAGGATCTCAAAGGTGTACCAACCAAACCAAAATTCATGGATCCAATCTCCGAAAAGGAGTGGAGCTCCTTTACAAAGACTGGGAAAGTAAGTAACGAGCGTCTTAAAGATATAGTAAAAAAGTATACGCAGGGAGTTAAAACAACACCCGAAGAAGTTCAAATTTTTACTGATATGCACGAAGATCGAGACAAGCTCCTTGCTCAACTTCAAAAAGACCCAACCTCCCTCGGCTCAGGCATTGACCAAAGCTTTAATCCTTTTGCTTACGGCAGAAAAATGACCGATAAGCTCGACTGGTTCGGTAATAAAACGGTCAAGGAATATACCGAAATGTTGGACGCTGTTCGTGCATCCGCTGCACTCCCTGAAACAATAGGGGGTCGTAGATATAAAGAAGGAGACCGTATATTCATGCAGTCTGAGAATGGAACCTCAGTGGCAGCGATGATGTTATTCCGCCTGAAGGAGCAGGATAAAGCAGACGGTATAAACAACCGAAATATTACAAGCGGTGAACTTAGCCGACTGACACTTTCCGAAATGTCGGTCTATGAATTAGCTACTGGTAGATCTCTCGAAATCCTTGACGACCGTGATATTCGCGGATCCAAGCAACAAAGATATCACCAACTTATTGAGCGAAGAGCTCATGAGATGACCAAGGATATCGCGGAGTATGAAAAACTCATTAAGGATATGGAAGAAGGTTCCGAGCAGAGAGCAGGAGCCGAGCGTAGTGTTACTCGATTAAGGCAGCAGTTAAAAGCATTGTTCTTTGACTACGACGAGCCCGGGTCTTTCCAAGGCGAAGAGACTGGCGGCTTCTTTCCTCAGTTACATGGTGGAAAGCAGTGGAGCCAGAGCTTGACAGAATATTTCTTTTATCAGGAAAAAGCGGAAGCGGTTAAAAAGATTATTGGTATATGGGCAGAAGACATTGCGTCAGAGCAGGGCCCTGGAGTTGGCCGTACTAAAAAAGAAACTCTTTCAAAAGATCCAGCCTGGTCGTCTAGTGTAGAAGCCTGGAATAAATTAGAGCCTGCAAAAAAAGCGGCCCTTCGCAATAACCTATACTCTGTAGTAAGAGAGCTGAAGAAGGATGAAAGTATAACCGAAGAGGATATTCTCAAGGCTAAGGAAGAATTTGAAAAGCTCCAAAAAGAAGCTCAAAAATCTTACGAAGAACAATACGAAGCGAAGACTGCAGAAGAAACTGCTCAGGCGGCAAAAGAGTGGGGCACGAGCGTTACATCTCCCGACGACTATGAATTCTTTGCTCAAGGAGAGAAAGCAACCAGTACTGTAAAAGCAGGTAATGGCCATGGTGCATTTGCTCGTGGCAGTGCGGACGAAGGTGTTGATGTGCTGTCTCTTTTCGCAAAGGGGAGAGCTGATAAATTTGACCCAGAGCGTGTGACTTTCGGTACAGGTTCTGGCTCCGAGCAGGCTAACCCGGACCTAGCAAGAGATTTAGAAAGGCGTCTGGATGAGGCAATTGTAAAGAAGTCCTTTGAAGTGATGCAGGATGAAAAGTATCAGGACATTCCTCTGTTTGAAATAACAAGGGCCGATGGTCAAAAGCTGAAGGTCAAAAGAGTCAAAGGTCTTTGGAAAAAGGCAAACGGTCATGTCATTGATCAGGAAACCGAAAAGATTGCCCGCGAGGATTTCATCAAGAACAAGCCTGAGCTAATTAACGAGATCCGTAATGTCATGGTGGCTCAGGATTCTATGGGAACCGTGGGTGTATCCTCTGGAAACTCTGTTAGCCCTGCACAATTTGTTCGATATCTTCTGGATAATATAGGGAAGAAAAAGGGTAAGGCTGGATTAAAACAAGCACTCTTAGCTTTGCAGTACACTCCGTCTTCGGAGGTAGACAACGGGATGTTAAAACAATTACCGGGCGGACCGGCCGGAGGTATTCTTCCCTATGTATGGAATGACTTCATGCTTGAGGTATACAAGTTATTAAAGATCGAAAAGGATTTTGAGTTTGTACCCGCCCCGGACCCAAAAAAGAGCGGCTGGAAAAATCAATCGGAAGAGATTGAGCGTACAATAACCGAGAACGGAAAAACAAGGCGCATATCTGAACCCAACACTCTCTGGAAAAATGGTTACCCTGATGTAGACGCCATGGTCAAACAGGTTCAACCCGTTATCCAAGCAGTCTATGACGCAGGCCGTGTAATGTTGGCCGTTGGTCGAGGGTTTGATGAAGAAGAGTCTTCCAAAAATTCGTTGAATGCATCTAATGTTTTACAACAAGATCCTACGATTCACACATCTTCCTTTGAGAGCTTTATTAAGAGTGACGCCCCCGAAGGGTCCATGGATAACCAGGAAACAGATTCTGTAGTCAATAAGGATCAAGCCAAGACAGTCCAAGTTGAAGAAGAAGAAACCGCATCCGATGAAGATCTTAAAAAGCTAGGGGATGATGATCTGATCCCTCAATCTTTCTCTACACAAAACGATCCCATATCTCAGAAGCTTGAAGGTACTGAAACGATGCGGAAACTGTTTGAGCTCAAGAAGGGTGGTAAAGAGCTTACTTTAAATAAGGTATTAAAAGAGTTTCGAACCGACGAGCGTCTATGGAACGCTTTCGGTATGCCTATGCCTCCGCAAAAAGACTACTTAGTTTACAAATGGGCTAAAGGCATAAAAGAACACCCGAAATACCCAAAATTTAAAGCGAGGGTTTTAGGCTCGGATACGCAGGCCCTCGGCTCAAGCTATGCACTATCATCAGGCATCCCAACGGATTATATGCAAAGCTCTGTTCTTTTAACTAAGATGGCGAACAAGGTGGGCTTTGATGATGACGGTAGAGACCAGCTTAAAGAGT